ACCCGTATTTATCTGACTAGTCAGATACTTTTTTCGAGTTGCCGCAACTATTGACATTGCCGAAACGTTCGTGGGAAGGTGGCGCGATGGGTGAAGTTGCTCAAGTGGTCGCGGTCGTGGTTGGTGGCCTCGCTGTTTGCGTGTTCCTCTGGCGCAACGAAGGCCGATACGAGCGTCGCCGGCAGGCCACGTGGGATCGCGCGCGGCTCGAGGCTCGACGTGAAGAACTCCGCCAACGTGAGACCACGGCGATCATTCGTGAACTCGGTCGGCAGATGCTCGGCACGCTTCGCCCAGGCGAAACTCTCGAGCCAGCCAACGAAGAGGACGTCACGACACCCACCCAAGGTGGCGGTGACTGGTGGACCGATGATGTCGAAGGCATCGACCCGACCGACTCAGATCCGATGCTGCAGGGGGATGAAGTGATCACGGGTGTGCGGTCACCGGACCCGTTGGATGACGAGGGAGACGCGCGTGAGTGATGTGGATGCCGACGTGAAGTTCGAAGATGAACTCGAGGACGAGGTTGAAGACGAAGGAGAGCTCGACAACTTCCCTGTCGCTACCACCACGCGCGTCCAACCATCCCTCACACGATTCGAAGCTGTGCTCACCGACGCGAAGCTCAACCAGAAAGGCGAGTGGGTGCTGAACCTCAAGGTTCCATGGTCGGATCGGAATGCAGCGCTGGCGCTTACGGCTCAGCATGGTGTCATGCTGGATTGGCGAGTGACGAGAAAGACGGGAGGTTGAACATGGGGATGCACCGAGAATCTTTGCACCGCGCGCACTTCGACGAGCTGGCGCGGCAAAGTGCGGAACGCGCGGTGTACACCGCTGCAGCGATCCGGAAGGTGTCGCTGTGGCGGCGGATCGTCCGTTCGTTCCAGAAGTAGAGCAAGGCACCATCCGGCCGTATTACCGCGTCAACACCGTGATGCACGACCCGGACGGCCACCCAGTGTGTACTTGGTGCATCCAACCACTCGACAAGGAAGGGAGCGTGAAGGTGAAGAGGAGAGGCAAGTACCACGTGAAGTGCTACGACGCACACATGAGGCCATGGGGTGGAGAAGTGGAATGGTGATGAGCTCAGAAACCCGTAATTGGCGTGCCGTTGCAGAAGAAGAGCACGCTCTCCGTGTGTTGGCTCAAGATGAACGCGACGAAGCACGAACCGAACTCGAGCAACTTCGCGAGGGACTGACGAAGGAGAAGCAGACGTGAAGAAGGGTCTTGCGATCGTGGGTCTGGTCGTCGCACTCGCAGTAGGAGCGGGCTGTTACAGCTCTGACAACCCACCTGTGAGTTGCGGTGGACGGTACGGCTACTGCTACCCGGGTGCCGGATGATTTCACTCGTCAACCTGACGCGCTTCGGCAGGTACGGCCCGGGAAGGCAGATCTGATGATTGACCCCGAGACAGCCCGACAAGCCGTGCAAGTGTGGAGCGAACAGCGGACGTACGAGCCGTATCACGCGACGGTCGAAGCCAAGACCAAGGCCGCGGGTGACGCCCTCGCGGAGTTGGTACCCCAACTCCTCGGCCAACTCGCGGAGACATGCCGCGAGCGCGATGGCAACTTCGTGACCATCGACACCCTCGAAGCCGATTACGCGGCGTTGCGGGAGCGTGTCCATACCCTCGAAGCCGCGCTGGAACCGTTCGCTCAGACGCCGCCGCTCACCACCAGAACGAACATCGAAGCCGCCCGGGCTGCTCTCGGAGACACCCCACCACCGCGGGAGCCGCCAAGCCCGAGCGGGCTGGTCTGTCCAGAGCACAAGGTAGCTCTGGTGGATCGTCCCTACGGACCCGAGTGGTCGTCGGCAGTTTGCCCGATCTGCAACTGCCCTTCCTGTCACGGCCAGGAGGGAGCGATGGTGCGTCGAGGCGACGACGATTGGGAGTGGGAGCCGTGCAAGCGTTGCGCGGTGGAGTCTCCCCAACCCGAGACACCCGCGGCCCCTCTCGTAGACCAGGAGGACCAGACGGAGCGATGGACTCAAGCGCGGGGGAACTACTGCGAGTCCTGTGGTGGTGGGCGGAGCTTCGGCGGGTCACTGGTTCACCGATTGGGCTGCGACATTGGTGACCGAGAGCTAGCCGAAGACCTGGCGGCCCCTCTCGTAGAGCCACCAAGCCCGGCGCAGCGACTTCTCAACGCGTCGGAGGTGCAGGTCGGTGATACGTGGGTAGGCGCTGGCATCGTGATCTGGACGGAGGACCTGAGCGGTGATGGCGAGGTGGCAATCAGAACGGTCGCGATGGGTCAGGACGGTTGGACGACGCGGACCGTCCCAGCGGGGGTTCAGCTTGTGATCGAGCACGGCCGGTTTCTCGTAGAGCCACCAAGCCCGGCAGCGACCGATGGGTGAGCCGCGATGGTCCCAGGCCGGTGCCGACATCTCCCCGGACAAGCAGTACCGGTACACGCTCTGGCGTCGATGGGCCGACGGTCCCACCGCCCTATTCGTCATGCTCAACCCGTCTATGGCGGACGCGTCGGTCGATGACCCGACCATTCGGCGCTGCATCGGGTTCGCTGACCGCGAGGGTGCCGGTGCGCTCAAGGTCGTTAACCTTTACGCGCTTCGAGCAACCCGGCCCGGTCACCTGGTGGAGCATCACGACCCGGTCGGGAACGAGAACTACGCAACCCTTCGGCGGGAGATCCGAGGGCACGCGCTCGTCATCGCAGCGTGGGGCGCGCACCCGCTTGTCGAGACCAAGGCTCCGTGGGTCAGCGACATCGCCCGTCGGTACGATCGCGAGCTGGTGTGCCTCGGCATCACGAAGGCGGGCCATCCACGACACCCGCTCTATGTGCGTTCCGATCAGCCGCTCGAACCGCTGGCTTTCGGGGAGGAACCGAACCAATGAGCGAAGAGGTCGAAGCCAGAGTTGTTGTGACCATCGATGTGAACGACGAGAGCGCGGTGACACGCGCTACTGAGAACGTCGATGGGTTTAGGGACAGCTACTACGACCTCCGAGAGTGAGAGGACGTGCTGCGTCACTGGGCGTTCAACTGCATCGCCAACGGAGTCGAGGACGTCGCTCGGCTCGATGGCTGGGCGGACCTGCCTCCTGGCAGCGTGACGATGCAACTCGACCGCATGGTGGATTTCTGATGCGGGTTGGGGGAGAAGACCAGTGACCCCGCAAAGCGAACATGCTGGCATCGCTCAGGATTTGGCCCGTCAAGCGAAGATCCCCAAGGCCGACCGATGCGAGTGGTGTGACGGCACGGGGAACGAGCTGTACGCCATGTATCGCCGCTGCCCGAAGTGCGGAGGTTCAGGGCGTGAGTCGGACCGTTCGGTTGGGGGAGACCAGTGACCGCGCGAGCAGTTCGACGCGTTGACCAACCGTTCCCTCGCTTCGACGCGATGGCTGAGTGCGAGAAGTGCGGGTTCGAGACTGTGGCGACGCACTACCGGCTGGCAGGATGTCTTCGACCCGACTGTTCCGTGTGTCCTCCTGAACACCTTCTGCGCGTGTGTGAGCGTTGTCGATTCTCGTGGCCCGAAGCTCCGGTTGGTCTCTCCCTCTCAGATGAGGAGCGTGAGTTGTGAACGGCGAACTCGGTTTGATCAAAGATGACCTGGCGCTCATCAAGGCCAAACTCGGTATCGATCGATGCGGTGCAGGGCAGTGCTACTCCGGTGGGCTGCTTGCTCGTTGCGAACTGCCAAGCGGCCACGACGGCAGACACGGCGGGATTGACAAGTGGGGAATGCACACCAGCTGGCTTCCAGACAAGGACGGGCAATGAGCGAACTGAACCTGCTCGACCTCGCGAAGACAACCGGCCTCGACTCCAACCGTGGCCGACCCGACTGGTCGAAGACCCTCCAACGCGCACTCATGGCCGGCGTGGCGAAAGGCTCCCCTCTCGTCCCGAACGGCACCCACGACGAACCGACGATCGTCCGCATCCCCGAGATGCTGCACGCCGTCTCAACCTATGCCCCGTACATGGACGGGCTCGGCGGTCGACGGTACGGGAAACACATCCATATCATCGCCGACAAGGGAGCGGGGTTCTACTTCTCCACCCTCGGACGGGGTCACGACGGTGCGGTGGAACGCGACATCGAACGTGCGATGAAAGACCCGGAGTTCTGCATCGAGTTGGAGAAGGGACCGAAGGACCGCAACGGGAAGCGAACGGGCGGGTACCGGTCGCGTGCCCATCTCGCGCCGGTGGGTGGTCACGGCATGAAGATCGAGATGACGGTCATCGGCCCGAAGACCCCGGGGATGCCGTGGCGTTCCCCATCGGGTAGGACGAAGGAAGACCAGTCGAAGAACTGCCTCGAAGGCCAGCACGCGTTCAACGGCAAGGATTTCGGCAAGCACCTGACCGAAGCGGAACGCGCGGCGGGTGTGCACGGCTACGACCTGTCCGGCTGCGACTTCGGCTGGGTGTGGGGTGATGCACTCTCCCCCGGCACCATCAAGCCTAACGACAAGCCGAACGAAGGACTGTTCGTCGCGGGGTCGTACTTCCATGACCTCGGCCGTATCGGCCTGCTGATGAACGGGGTACTGCACGCCCACCTGACCTACTGCGTGTTCGGGAACGGCATCCCGTCGAGCATCTTGCACGCTGAGACATCATCGAACGCACCCAACCTGTTCGGCGACATCACCCTCGACCGCTCCGTCATCCAGTCCGGTAGGTACACCGTCCACGTCTCCGGGGAGATGGCCGAACTCGACGGCCTCACCGTCAACTCGGTCACGCGCAGGGACGCACAACACGCCGTCTTCATCGACGGCGGCCCGAAACTTACGAAGGGACCGCGTGCGGGTCAGATGCGCTGCCGGAACATCACGTTCACCGGCAACGTGCACGAACGATGGGGCACGAGCGGCGAGCTGGGGAACTACCAGAACGTCTCCGACCTGTACCACACGGGGAACTCAGGCCCGTACGGCACCCCGAGACTCTCAGACACTCTGCACATCGACGGCCAGAAGAAGACCAACATCATCACCCCGAACCGTTACTGGCCCAGTCGGTAGTAGTCGATGGCGAAGTCCACCACCCCCAAGCAGGTTACTGACGCGATTGCCATCGCGACAGTCGTTGATCCTGAGCTTGCCGCACGCGCGCGTTCTCTCGGTGCCCGAGCCTTGGATGAGGTGGAACGCGTGTTCCGCGAAGGTCACCCGACCGAGAAGCAGGCAATCATCCGCGCGATGCTTCCTACGTTGATGAAGACCGAGAAGGAAGCCGGCGAAGACGATGAGCTCGAGGTCATGCGCACCCAACTCCGTGAAGTGATGAAGAAGGCCGGACTCGGTAAGAAGTGACCAAGTGAATCTCGCCCCTCTCCTCCAGCAGCTCTCCATCCAGGACACTTCCGGCGCGATCGTTCCGCTCAATCTCAACTGGGCGCAGAAGGAGTACGTCGAGGTCGTCGAATCCAAACTCCATGCCGGCAAGCCTGTCCGCCTCATCGTGCTCAAGGCTCGTCAGCTCGGCATCTCCACGGTCACCGAAGCTCTCATGTTCACGATGGCCTTCGCGAACGACAGGTTCCGTGGTCTCGTCATTGCACACGAGATGGAATCGTCTCAACATCTCCTCGGCATGTGTGAGCTCTTCTGGGACACCTATCCGTACGCGCGCCTCTTCACGCCGAAGTACGCGAGTAAGAACGAGAAGGCGTGGCAGGAAACCGGCTCGGCCATCAAGGTTGCGACAGCGGAGAACGCGCGCGCCGGTCGTTCCCGTACCCTCGCGTTCCTTCACGCATCTGAAGTCGCGTTCTGGCGCTACCCGAAGGAAACCATGCTCGGGATGCGTCAGGCGGTTCACGAGAAGCCCGGCACGTTCATCGTCATCGAGTCCACCGCGAACGGCGTGGGCAACTGGTTCTACAACGAATGGCAGGCAGCCGAAAATGGAGACACCGATTACATCCCGTTGTTTTTCCCGTGGCACCGTCACCCCGAGTACACGGCGTCGTACATCGACATTCCGTATGACGCGCTCGGGCGGTTGGACTCTGATGAACGTGCTCTCCGCGCGATGGGCCTTAGTGACGATCGGCTGGCGTGGCGTCGCTGGGCGATCCGCAACAAAGCTGGAGGTGACCTACTCAAGTTCAACCAGGAGTATCCAACTACACCAGACGAGGCGTTCATCTCCACAGGTACGAACGTCTTTCCCGTCGGCCATCTCCGCGAGTGCTACCAACCCCTCGTCGGCAAACGTGGACGGCTGATCCGCTCAGGTCGCGACCAAGCCGAATTCGTTCGCGATCCAACCGGCGCGCTCACCATCTACAAGGACCCCGCACGCGATCGCGAGTGGGGCGTCTACATCCTCGGCGCGGATCCAACCAAAACAACACGAGGAGATTACGCGTGCATCCAAGTCCTTTCGCGGAGAACGATGGAGCAGGTCGCGACGTACCGCCTCAAGATCGACGCTGGAAGCTTCGCCAAGGAAGTCGCGTTGCTCGGGAGGTTTTACAACGAGGGCCTCATCGTCCCGGAGACAACCGGCCCAGGCTCGACAACGCTTGGCGGGCTGTTGGCGATCAACTACCCCTACATCTTTCGACGCCACACGATCAACCGGACGCCTGGTCGTGACGAGATGCCCGACACGTGGGGTTGGGATACGTCCCGCGCGTCGAAGGATCTCGCGGTCGGGTGGCTGATCCGCATGGTCGTCGAGCACGGCATCGTCATCCATGACCGCAACACGTTCACCGAGATGAAGGACTATGTCACGATGGAGAACGGTGAGTACGGGCCGGCGAGCACAGAAGGCCACGACGACACGGTGATGGCACTCGCGATCGCGAATGGTGCTCATCATCTCGAGCCGCCGTTGATGCCGTACACAGGACAGACTGAACGGATCGACGTCGAAGCGTTGATGGGTGGTCACGATCCAAGCGGATATGTAAGTTGGGAAGACCAGATGGGAGATCTCTGATGGGTGTGACAAACACGACGTTATATCTGTGTGGCTGTTCGGATTTTGAGTTCAGTCGAGTCATTCGACGTGAGCTACCTGACGAACTGAAACCCGTCTTGGCCGCCGTTAAGCCGGGGACGGTCGGTTATGACAATTTCTTCAAGATGCGTGCAGCCGTACGCGCCTTCGTCGAAAGCCAGCGGGGCGTCAGTTGGGAAGACCAGATGGGAGACCTGTGATGAAGAAGTCAGAGATCAGAGTCAACGCGTCGATACCCGTCAATCAAGACGCGTTGGTTGTGAACATCATTCGTTACCGCCAGGAAGATGCGGGTTGGATCACCGAATACGGTGAGTTTGCCGACGGCGATTTCCAGTGGATAAGGTACCAAGAGTATGACGTCATTCGTCCTGCGTTTGTGATTCCTGGGCTGATGGAGGTCAGTGGCGAAGTGGTGGATGAAAAGTTACTTGCTCAGTTGAAGAATTTGGCGAAGCAAGCATCTTCGTGGGGTACCACTCTCTGATGCCCACCTACCAATTCCGTTGCTGTGTCTGCAACGACGAGTTCGACGCCTACATGACGTTCACCGAGTACGATCGGTTCCGTACCTTCGATTCAGTCGTTCTTGAGTGCATGATCCCGGACTGCTACGGCATCTACGAACGCGTCATCTCCTCCCCTTCCTTTCACCGTGGCTTCTCCGAAGGCTTCAATCCCTCGACCGGCTCTTACGTCTCCTCTTCTGCCCAGTTCCGTTCCGAGCTCTCCGCTGCTTCCGACGCGGCTTCCCTCCGCACGGGTATCCCGCACAACTTCCAGCCCCTTGACCCCCGAGACCCTGTCGCGGCAGGCGTCACCGAAGATGGGATGGATGCGACGTATGCTGCTCAGACAGCCTCTGGTGAGCGTGAGGCCAAGAAGTTCCTGTGAGGTCCGCTGAGTGACCCTGGTCGATCAACGCGACCAAGCCAATACCCCATCGCCCCCCGACTCTCCGACTCCCCACGCGCGCGAAGTCAACCTTCCCGCTGAACCCACCGAAGCCGAGTACACGCTCTCCTCGAATATCCGCGAGCTTTTCTACCGCGCGCGTGCCGCCCGTCGGCCGATCGTCGCTCAGTGGCAGAAGAACTACCGGCTCATCACGAACAAGACGTGGACGCAGGGCCGGCCGGCGTGGATGCCTTCCCCTGAGGTTCCCGAGATCTACCCGATCGTCACTTCGATGGTTGGGTGGATGACGGATCAACGGCCGATCCTCGAATGCGCGCCGTCCGTCACCGCCGGCGTTCCCGCGTACGACTTCCTCTCTTCAACCGCGGACGATCTCGCCACCGCGATCAACTCGACGTGGCAGGTCAACCAGTTCGAGAACGAGATCGAGAAGACCGTGTGGGACGGCTGGACATACGGCACCGGCTTCTTCAAGACCATCTGGGACAACACCCTCGACAACGGTCTCGGCAACGCCCGCCTCATCCACGTTGATCCGTTCACCGTCTATCCCGACCCGCAATCCACGTCTCCGAAAGACTGGAACTACGTCGTCGAGGCACGGACGATGTCACTGCAGGAGATGGATCGCAGGTGGCCGGGTAGTGCGGAGCTCTTCGGCAACGGCGGTCAAACCGAAGACGTCGATGTCGCGCCTACGCGTACTGACACCGCAACCTTCGGTATGCCCAAAGCGAACCCTGGTGCGATCTCCCCCGCGACCGCGCCACGTTACGGACTTCCCGGTCAGGGTCGCGTCACCGCGAACAATTCTCTTCTCTCCGACCCTGGTGTCACGGTCTTCGAATGCTGGATCCGCGAGCACACCACGGAGGAATCAGATGACACTTCCCGCCCGGACGATGTCACAGTCCATGACGGCTGGCGAGTGGTGGTCGTTGCGGGCAACCGAGTCCTCATGGATGAGAAGGCAGAAGACATCTGGTCCCACGGCCGGCATCCCTACTCCCGTTTCGTCGTCCACGACACCGGCGAATTCTGGGGTACCTCGATGGTCGAGCTCCTCGCACCGTCCCAGCTCGCGGTCAACCGACTCCTCGCCTCCCTCCAGGCGAACATCGAGCTCGTAGGTTCTCCGCCCCTCAAGGAATCCCAAGGCGCGCAGATCCAACGCACGAAGGTCACGAACCGTCCTGGTCAGCGGATCACGATGCGGAACACGAACGACGCGGAGTGGATGCAGCCACCCACTCTCTCGCCCGTGATGATGCAGCTCATTCAGTACTACGTAGGGCGAATGGAGGCCGTCAGTGGACTCTCAGCGATCTCGCGTGGTTCGACGCCTACGTCGCGCAACTCGGAAGGCGTGCTCGATTCTGTTCAAGAGGCATCGTTCGTTCGAGTACGCATGGCCCTCCGTAACCTCGAGTACGCACTGCGCGATCAAGGCAACCTCATGGCCTCACTCATCGTCGAGTTCTACGACGAGCCTCGCATCGTGTCAGTGGTCGGTCCGACAGGTGAAGCCTCGACTCGCACGTTGAAAGCGAAGCACTTCTACATCCCGCTCACAGACGACGAAGATCCCGTCCCCCTCAAGTACACCCTTCTCATCAACGCCGGTTCCATGCTGCCTGTCAGCTCCGAGGCACGACGCCAAGACGCGATGATGCTCGGTGGCATGGGGTTCCTTGACCAGACCGCGGTCCTCGAAGCGTTCCACTGGCCGCACGTCAAGGAAGTGGTGCAGCGAACAATGGCGATCGCGGAATCCGGCCTGATGAACCAGGCCACTCAGAAGTCAGCTCGAGGAGCAGGGAGCGCGTAATGGCATTTGATTACGACCAGATCTCCGTTACCGCGGGAGCGACGTTCATCGTCAGTGGTACGGGTGGTCACGCGAACTGGCCGGTCCATGTGCTTCTACGGAAGTCTGCAGCGGCAGGAACCGTGTGGGTCGGTCCTTCAGCGGTCATCGCCGCGGACACGGGTGGTCTCGCTCTCGCGTCCGGGTCCACCAGCTTCTCGTTCGTCATCTATCCCGGCAACGATCTCTACGGCATCACGGCATCTGGCACGATCCCCGTCGAGCTCCTCATCCAAGGTGGAACAGGAGACTGAACATGATTCGACTCATCCTTCTCGTCATCGCGGCGGTGCTCTTCGCGCTCGCGGCGTTCGAGACATTCCTCTTCGATATGGACTGGTTCAACCAGATCTCGGCCGGTCTGTTCTTCACGGTCGTCGCGTTGATCCCATGGCCTGATGTTGCCGGCCCTGTGGTCTTCCGTCGCCGCGAAGAGTAGTTTTCGCGCATGGATCAGTGGATGCCGGGAATCCCACGTTCCCCGAACACGGCGATCCTCAACCCGGCGATTCCTCTCACTCCCATCGGCGCGGTCACGCATCGCACGATCGGTCAATGGGCTGGTGATCTCTCCGTTCTCACGCGTACACGTGTCCCTTCGTGTCATTACCTTGTCGGCAAGAACGAGGGCCAGTGGGCTCAACTCGTCCCGAACAACGTTACCGCGAATCATGCCGCGGGCGCGAACTCATGGGCGCTCGGCATAGAGGTCTCCGGTCAGAACGGTGAGCCGTTCACTTCTTGGCAGCTCACCGCGTGCGCGCGGATCGTCAACTGGCTTATCACCGAAGGCATCTCGAAGAATCGCTACACCGGCAATGAACGTGTCGCGCGTTGGGCCGGCTTCATCGACCATGCGTTCATCGCGTGTGAACCCAAATTCCGCCACTACGACTACTGGAATCCACGTGACTGGGATGTCGTCGCTGGCACCCCCTCTATCCCTTCCCTTCCTTCCTCTTCCAAAGGAGTTCTCGACATGGCCGACGGCGGTACTGCCCTCCTCAAATCCAGCCTCCACACTGTCTGGCTGAACCCCGCTGACGGCAAGCTGGTCCATACTCAGCCGGGAAGCTCCGATGTCGTGGGTTCACAGACGATGCGGAAAGGTTCCGTTGCGGTGCCTGTTGCCTCCACCGTCCTCAACGTCTACGCGGATACCGAGTTCCGGGTCGTCTATGTTGGCATCGACAGGAAGCAGTACGTCGTGGCCTACGATGGACAGGCGTGGCTCAACACCCCTCTTAGCTAGGGAGCTCTCACATGGCAAGGAACAACCGGCTCGGTGACCATTCTCCCTACCCGATGCCTCCCCGGTACACGGGTGGATCGGATGACTTCACCATCGTTCGTCGTATCGACGGTCACTCGCCCTGGGATGAGGAAGACGGTGAGGACGGCAACGGCTACACCGATGATGTGTGCGGCCAGAACGCTACGTCCCCGAACGGCATCGGCTACACGATCCCTGTCGAGTCGGGCGACCAGGCCACCCAGATCTAGCTGTCAGAACAACATCCGCGACACCCCGTGATGGGGAAGGAGGGCGTGATGCCCAAGTTCCGAGTGTTCGAAGATCAAGGCGTGATGCTCGACGGAGGGGACCCCGGACCGCCTCGTTGGATTGCACTGCGTTGGGGTCGAGACGACTGTCTCGTCCAGGTTGGAGCGGGAGTCGGTTCCGATTCCATCGAGGAAGTCGATGAGGAATCTGCAGCCTCCCAGTGGGGCAACCTGAACAGCAGGCACCAGATCAATCAGTTGATCCGCGAACTACGTCATGCCCGCGATCAAGCGTTCGGCAGGGACGAGTAGCCGGTAGTCTCCTCGCATGGCACGTGGGGACGATCTTCAATGGATCACGCTTCAGGACTTCCGTCCCGGGATCATGGATCGGACGCTGTACCAAGGGTCGACAGTCGCGCCGTTCCCTCAAGGTGCAGCGACATCGGAGAACACCTACCGGTGCATCTCACTTCCTGAAGGTGGCCTCGGTCCGCTTCCACGGATGACCAACTCGTTCACGATGGCCGAGCCCGACACGCACGCGCAGGTGTCAGGCGGCCGGTACACGATCACTGGGCTTCTCGCGCAAGGGCCAGTACTTGGTTCGACACTCGGTGGCCTCGATCCCTCCAACGTGCTCGTTCATCTCGAGTGGATCAACACGACCTCGTCTCGTCGCAAGGCGATCCTCTACCGGGTTCGCATGTGGGAAGCGTCACCTACCGTCGAGGTCGTCAACTCGGTTACGACCGACACTGACATCGCCGCGATCCGCCGCGCGTCGTTCATGCATTCGTATCGTTCAGCCGCATCAGGTACTGCTACTGACGCGGGTGTGCCGGGTGCAGTGGTGTCGTGGTTCTCGGGTGCGGGTGCGACGGCGAAGTGGTGGTTCATGTTCCCACCGCCGGCTTCGGCTACCACCCTCGGCAAGACCGACATCTCTACCACCCTTGACGTTGAGCCAACCGTTTCCCATCAGGGCCGGTCTATCGGCTACGACGCGGTCGCGTACGGGAACGGTGGGGCGGCGATCGTCTGGACGGTCAACGAGCAGTCGTGGTACACGAACTCGAACCTCCTCACCCTTCAGAACACCACCGCCGACACGTTTGGTCAGGAAGACCCCACCGGTATCGCCGTCGCGCTCTCCATGACCGCGAATGAGCTCTTCATCGTGAAGCGACGCAATGGTGGGTTCGTGATCCGTGGTGACATCTCAGACCCGACGGTCCTCCGCCTTCCTGGTGTTACGGGCGCGGGAGGAGCGACGCAGACCGCGGTTTCCGCGCCGATTGGTGCGGTGTACGGGGTGGTCAACGGTGGAGTCTGGGTGTGGGCCGGTGGTGAAGAATCGCAGCTTCTCTCCCCGAACCTCAACCAGGACATGCTCACCGGCATGACCGGCCAGGACATCTTCAATGGTGGTCATCTCGGCCGATTCGAGTCCGCGCGCGAATGGATTTTCGCGGCGAACAACTGGGTGTACGATTGGCGTCAGAAGTCATGGTGGCGAATCGACGACCCGACAGACCGCGCGATCCTCCACTGGTGCAATGCCGTGCAAGTAGCCGGCGTGTTCGGTACGCCGGTCTACATGGAAGACGCCACTACCCCGTACCTCTTCTTCTACGACTTCACCTCCCCCGCGCGCGACTACTCGTGGCAGTCGCAGCCTCTCCCTCAGACCACGCAGCAGGACATTGAGGTTCGTCACATCGTCGTTGTCGCGGAAGGAGCGGCCGCGTCAACTGTCACCGTCACACTCAAAGGACTGTCCGGCGTGCTGTCCGACCCGGCCGTCTTCACGCTCGGTAGCACTACGTACCTCGACATGCAACGTCAATCCACCACTCTGAACGCCTCACATGTTCAAGTCCACATAGAAGCAGACGGTGGTGCTAACCCCGCGCCGATCGTTCATGAGGTACGAATCGGATACCACAGCACCACTTCCCTTCCCAACGAAGCCAACCCTTCAGTCTGATGGCCGACGAGAAACTTCACATCTGGCGGAAGTATCGGCCTGAACAGCCATCCGACACTGTGGACACCGTTCACGAGCTCACACGCTTCGGTGGGTTCAGTGAGGCACAAGCACAGTCGATCGCGCGCGTACTCGACGATCGCGCGCAGTTCCAGAAGAACGACTATCGCGAAGCTTTCCTCACCATCGAACGATGGGCCGATCGCAACTTCCCAATCGACATCAACGTACCGTTCATCGTCGTGGCGAATGACGGTTCCCCGGCAGATTTCACGTCGATCAAGGACGCGATCGATTCTGTTGCTGCAGGTGGGCAGGGCTACATCTGGGTCAAGGACACAGGTACTACGTATTCCGATGCCGGTCCGGTCGCGTTCGGGACGAAGGACATCACGATCTTTGGTGCTGGGTCGGGTGATGTGTACCAAGGTGGGAATCTCGTGCGATGGGACGTGTCTGGAGCGACATGGGCGACGTCGTCATCGGGTGCGAATCTGAACATGCAAAACCTGTTCTTTGCTCCCGCGGCAACGACATGGGGTGGTGCTACGAGTCTGAACGTGCGGCTTTTCAACACCTACGTCGACAACATCATCAGTTCTGGTGTGAACGGGGTCATCGCGAGACATAGCAGCGTAAACATCAGCGCGGGTATCTCGTTCTTCAACGTCATTGATTGCAATCTCGGTTTGGCGTCGGGGTCGTATTCGCTTCGTGGCTCTAGAATTGAACAATGCCAGATCAACATGGGGTCAGGGACCGCGACGCTCAACAACCCGGGCACCTCCACGGGTGAGTACGGGATCTTCAACGACAACGTGTTCAACGGGGGTACCTATGTGTTCTCCGGTTGGTCGGAGATCGAGTTTGTCGGGAACCTCTGTGCTGCTGAAGTGGTGTTCGGGCCGACACTTTCAGGTCCGATCACGGTCACGTTTGAGTCCTGTCGGAACGTCCACTACGCGTCGAACCTGTGGGGCTCCACCGTCACGTTCTCCGGTACAGGCGCGAACAACCGCGGCAGCATCACCGGTACCGCGTACTTGATGACCATCGCGGGGGATGGTTTCGTCTTCGATGTGATGATGGAAGGCGACCGCGGACTTGGTTCAACCCCTGCTGGTCCTGGTCTCACCATCTCTGGTGACCACAACTCGGGCACGGTGGTCTGCAACAACTACACCCTCGGGACGGACGTTACGGGGGGAGCAAACGTGGTGACCACGTCGGGGCTGAACGTCACGACCCTCATCCAATCCAACGGTGCCGGCAACAAGTTGATCGTCGAAGTGGGTGGTGTGATCAACCCTGCCGCTCCAGGTGGCACAGACGTCTACCTTTGACCCGTCCCTTGCCTATCCTCCCGCGCGCGCTATTCTCCCCCCATCACCCACCAGGCACTCAAGGAGTCCCAGATGCCCAAGGGAATCACTAACAAGACCGGCAACGCCCCGATCGTCCGCAAGGGCCAGACCGCCTCGGGCGTGTACGGCGACGACCCGAACTTCAAGGGCAAGGTCAAGCGGTCGATCCGCGACCTCAACGCGAAGTAGCCCGGCCAGACCCCATAGAGAAACGGATCGTCAAACGTGGCTGCTGACGCCGAGCTCACCATCTACGCGGAGATCAACAACCTTCCGTCTGGTGACAAGACTGTCGGGCCACTGACCATCACGTCCGCGAACGCGAACGGCAACACGGCCGACTACGCGCTCTCCGCGGGGTTCAACACGGTCACCGTTCCGATCTCCACTGCCACTCCGATCCTTGCGGGGGTGACACCGAAAGCAGCGGTCATCATTCCGAAGACGGGGAACACCTCTTCGATGACCCTCAAGGGCGTCACGGAGGACACGGGCATTCCGATGTCGCTCACTGCGCCGTTCATCCTCGGGTTTCCCGCTTTACCACCTGCTTCGTTCGGTATCGCCGTCGACACCACGGCAACGACCTGTCAGATCGTCTGGATTTAGGACTCCTCATGGCACTTGGATCGTCACGCTCGACGAACACGATGCAAGAGTTCATCCCCAAGATGATGCATCTCATCGGTGACGCGAAAGCCTCCCCGGACATCAGCATGGAACGTGACCTCCCGTTCCTCGTCGACCTCGAGACTCAGATCTTGCAGTACGTGCGCGCGCCACTCGAGGAAGCCGGCGTTCCCACCGGTGAAGGTTCCCCGATGGCGCCTGACGCGATGATGGGTGGAGAGATGGGTGGTGGGATGCCGATGGGTGGACCGCCGATGGGTCAGCAAGTTCCCGCTGGTCTCACGCCTGGCATTCCGACTGAGAACATGGTCTCTGAGCTTCGCCGCTCGATTGGATGAGTGACTGAACCGTGGCAACGACTGATACTGCTGATACTGACGACACCCGTTCTCTCGTTTCGGAAGGTATGAGCGAGATCGAGCGCGAGTTCGTCGAGCTGTTCGAGCAGGGCAAGGTCACGATGCCCGGCCAGGTCGTCAATGAAGTCGACGCGAACGAGCACAACGCCAAGCTCGAGGCGAGTGACGATGAGACCGAAGAGTCCGATGATGACGTCGAGGGGGCAGTCTCCGACGCGCAGGAAGACCACACCGACGAGGAGTCAACGGACGATGCCGCGGAAGACGCGCAAGCAGATGATGAAGCAGACGCGTCGGCCGACGAGAGCGGAGACGGAGAGGGCGAAAGCGGAGCAGGCACAGGAGCAGAAGAAGAGGTAACCACGCCGGCCATCGCCGCTACTTCCGGTGACGATGGCATCCTCGTTCCCCAGTCGTCCATCCGTGTCGGTGAGCGTGAGTTCACGCCATCTGAGTTCGTTGATCTGCAGCGCGCCAACGCGTGGGTGAGTTCCCTCGCCCCGGAGAACATTGCCGCGATCAACGACCTGTTCTCAGGCCAATTCCAACTCGTTCCTGTCGCTGATCCGGGGGTAGCCCAGACTCCAGCCTCTGCCTCCGGATCAGCGACTTCCGCGGTCTCCACGGACGACGATTACGAGCCTCTCGACCCCGTTGTTGCTGCAGAAGTCGCTGACCTCAAAACTCGTCTTGCTCAGTTTGAGTCGGCTCAGGCCACTACGAAGGCCGAACGTGATGCTGACATCATCCGTTCCACGTACGAGGGCTACATCGCGAAGAAGGAGCTCGACCCGGCCACTGGTGCCCGACTGCAACAGGCCATCTTCGACAACGGCTGGCTCCCTCTTTTCGCTCAGCAGACTCGTGGTGACATCCCCCGCGCGACCGAAGCTGCCCTCGAATTCGCTCTGCAGAACGACTCCGAGCTCCGCAATCAGGAGATTCAACGTCTCGCCTTGGCCGAGGCCGAGAAGTTTCGCAAGGACGCCAAGGAGTCCTCGGCCAAGAAGCGTAAGGCCGGGTCTCTCGGTGGGGCCGGTGGGTCCGTATCACGAAGGGTGCGGCAACCATCCACGAAGGCCGAGATGGACCAAGCTATGGTCTCGGAAATCGCCAGTGCTTTGAATGGCGGGCAAGAGTCGTAAGAGAGCAGGATCGTCCCGGTAGTCCTGGGGCGCAACGGAGGTCATCACGATCGCGACTCCCATCGGCACCAACACGGTCACCTCGATCGCGCGGCGGTACATCATGCCGCAGATCGTCGACCAGATCTACGGTGACAACCCCGTGTTCTTCCGCCTCAACGCGGCGAACAAGAAGATCATCACGGGTGGTACGCAGATCGAAGTGCCGTTGATGTACAGCCGCTTCACTACCGGTGGCTCGTACTCCGGGTTCGATGTACTTCCCACGGTCCCGCAGGACACCATCAAGAACGGTGCCTGGGACTGGAAGCAGTACGCGGTCCTCGTCGTCGTCGACGGACTCACCCTCATCAAGACCGACTCCCCTCAGTCCATCGCGAACTACATCACGCAGTACTTCGCGCAGGCCGAGATGGAGATGGCGCAGAATCTTGGTACTGGGGTCTGGTCACGGGGCACGAACACCAAGGACATCGACGGCCTCGAGATGGCAGTCGATGACGGAGGTGTCGCGTCCACGTACGCCGGTTTGGCTCGTGCGTCGAACACGTGGTGGAACGCGCAGGACGATTCGACTTCCGCGGCTCTCACGCTCCCTGTCCTGCAATCGATGCACTCGAACTGCCAGTCCGGTGGCCGGCACACGACGCTCATCGCATCCCGTAAGGAGCAGTACAACCGGTACTGGAACCTCAACACCAGCCAGCAGCGGTTCCCGGTTCAGGCGATGGGTCATGACGAGCAGCTCGCGTCGGCGGGGTTCACGAACCTCATGTTCAACAACGTGCCGTGGGTGCAGGACCACAACGTCTTCGACGGTCCGAACTCGTCCAACTCCGCGATCGTTTTCCTCAACGAGGACTACATCAAGTTCGCGGTGTCGAACCGGGCGGACTTCGTGCTCGAGGACTTCCAGACCCCGGTCAACCAGGATGCGATGGTCGCCAAGATGCTCTGGGCTGGCAACCTCATCGTCGACAACTGTGCCGGCCAGGGCAAGCTCTCGAACATCAGCTCGTAGGAGGACCACTGAATGCCTGCTTCCCAGATCACCAACCCGGCCGGCCTCCTTGGGCAGACCGGAACCCAGTCGGTCAAGACCGATGACCTCGTGATGGCGACTGCCGTCTCCGCGAACGAAGTGGTGGCGCTCTCCACCTCAGCGGGTTACGGGATCCGGTGCCTCAGCGACACGGCCGCGAACATCGCGATCGGTGTCGCAACCGAGACCGCGGCTATCGGTGAGGTCTGCACCGTCATCACGTACGGTGTCGCGACCACGAAGAAGGGCACCGCGGCGATCACGGCCGGCAACATCGTGAACCGTGACGCCACCGTCTCCGGCACTGTGAAGGCCGCGACTCAGGCAGTCACGGACGGCATCACACTCGCGACGGCAGGGTTCTTCGGTACGGCCCTTGCTTCGGCTACCGCGGGTGACGCGACTGCAGTCATCTACGTCGGTCACATCTAGGCCCAGGTCTACGTGCCACAGCAAGACGTTGTTGACACCGACACTCTCTCCACGAAGGACTTCACCGGCAAGGGTGGATCCGGTCGGGTAGCGATTTTCAACCTTTCTCCTGGTGTCGTCCGGTACGAGTTCTGTGCATCACTCCTCGATGTCGTGATGTACGAACATGGTCGTGCTGCGAAGAACGCGCGCAAGGGCCAAGAGGTCAAGTCAGCGATCGGTTCCGTTGCGTTCCAGACCGCGGGCGCGGTGCTGAACATCTACCGGAACATGATGGTCGAAGAGTTCCTCGACGGCGAGCACGACTGGATGCTGTTCCTCGACTCGGACATGGTTCTCCCCAGCGACACGGTCGAGAAGCTCCTCGCGGTAGGCGATTCCGACTCCCATCCGATCGTCGCCGGCTTGTACATGATGGCTCAGCAGCAAGGCAACGTCCCAACGATGCTGTTCTGGGGTGCCGACAAGTCGACCGGCAAGTATCGGATGCATCCCTGGACTGGGTTCATTCCCGCCGACACCCTCGTCGAAGTCGATGGCACGGGCGCGGGGTGCCTCATGGCTCACCGCTCGGCGCTCCTCAAGATGTACGAGCATTACGGGTCTCCGGAACCCTGGTACGGGACCGATATCCGTGACGGCACCCTCATCGGGGAGGACTACACGTTCACGATGAGGGCCAAGGATCTCGGGATTCCGACGTTCGTCTACACGGGACTCCAGCTCGGTCACGCCGGCAAGACAGTGACCCTCACAACGTCCATGCACTCCGGCCCGACCCTCCTCGGGTACGATGCCCGCATCCACGACACACCGCCAGAACCCCAGAGTTGAGGTCAACAATGTGGCAGCCACTTTCTCCCGGATCTTGAACCAAGTCGCCGGCAATCGGCGTCATACCGTCACTGCCGTCACGTTCGACACGTCGTACCTCACGGGTGGCGAGAGCGTCACCGCGAACGATCTCGGGCTCTACAAGATCGACTCCGTGACTGTGCAGCCCACGGTCGGCTACATCGGTGAGTACATCACCTCGACGTCAGAGATCCTCGCCCGTTGGTCTGGTGCCACCACCGATGCCGTGTTGGCCGAGGTGTCATCGACGACCAACATGGGGACCGTGGTGTTCAGCGTCGACGCGTGGGGGATCTGACATGTCGAAGAAAACACCGACCAAGAAGACCGAGGATGAGGACACCGACGCGGCACTTCGCTTCTCCGCGACCGTCGAGTTCGGCTGGCCGTTCAAGGAGAACGAACGACGCAATCGGAAGCCGCTCGAGGTACTCGGTATCGATACCACCGATCTCACCGACAACCAGATCCAGCAGGCCATCGACGAGCGCGCGGCGAAGCTGATCGAAGTCGCATCTCTCACCGTCACCAACGTCCAGCTCATCAAGGAGTAACTGTGTCGTACGTCGAAGCTCCCGGTTCGCCAGGTGTCCGCATCGTCAACCCTGACGACGGCCGCGAGTTCTCTGGTCCGGTCGCGCGGTACGCGGGTGCGCGCTACAACATCCCGCCTGGTACGGAAGTCTTCGCGCCGTACGAGGCCGCGGTGCTTTGGCTCGGCGACCCGACACTCATCGATGAGGGTGTACGGAAACCACGCCGCGACGAGTACAACCGCCTCTGCGTGAAGTACGGGGTGTACGAGAACTCGCATCTCATGGACACCCAGGGACCGACGTTGAAGGTGTATTCCCTTGACGGCCAGGCGATCCCCATGTTGATCGACGATCCTGACGGCGATTCGGTGACCCCCGATGTGCAGACGAAGCGTGAGAACGAAGACCTTCGTGCCGCCATCGAACGTCAGGCCAATCAGCTTCGTCTTCTCGAGAAGCGGCTGCAGCGCAACGGGGCAGACGGTGAAGTGGTCGGGGACGCCACCGCGGATGCTCCTCCTGAGGCTCGAGGCCCAGCCGAACCGCGCGTCGGTGTTCTCGGCCCAGATGCCGTGGACACCCCAATCGAAGATGACGGTGAAGTCGCAGAGGACACGCCTGACCGCGTGGCCGTGAGCTAGGAGTAACCCTTCATGGCGAAGTACAACAAGTTCTGGGTGGCGATCGTCGGCCTCGTCGGCACGTTGCTCGTCCACTTCCTTGGTGCCGATTCCGATCAGGCGTTCGTCTGGGACACGATTGTTGTCGCCGTCGCTGCGGCCGGTGTGTTCGCGGTGCCGAACTCCCCCGCTCCTCCCGTTTGAGGACAGGCGACTGGCTCAACGACTTCCGCTACGCGCTGAAGTCTCCGGCCAATGCCCGCGCGCGCCTCGCGACCGTCACCGCTGAGCTCCTTTCCCTTCACCGTGAGCTCGCCATGACCCAGGTCGCGGAGAAGCAGAAGCGACGGGAGGTGTTCGCCCAGTCCAATGAGACTTCGGTCTCCGGTCGGGACCGGGAGGCGGATGCCTACGTGGGCGACTATCTTGATGACATCATCCGCATGAAAGGCGACATCGCGGCGTATTCTGAGGAACGGGACCAGCTCCGTTTCTTCATCGAGCACGAGGCCATAGATGCAGTCGTTGACCAACTACCTCCTGCAGACTCGTGACCGGCTCGACGAGGCCACGGCTCGGAAGTGGTCCGATGATCAACTGACGCGCTTCATCAACGAAGGCGCGAGGGACATCGCCCGAAAGACCGAATGCTTGTTCGACACCGAGGATGTGGTGATCACGGCCGGCACCGCGGAAGTTGTCGGGCCGACCGATTGCGTCCGCGTGTATCGCATCCAGTACACGCGTGACGGTGAGTCGATGGTGTACCCACTCGAGTTCCGTGACCTCAACGCGATGGACGGCGTGTGGTGGACGCAGCAGGACATCAGCCAATCCTCCTCACCCGCGTACTTCACGCTTTGGGGCTACCCGCCGACGCTTTCGATCCGCGTGTATCCGATCCCCGCGACGGCTGGGTCACTGAAAGTCTTCTACTACGCGCTGCCGAACGTGCTCACTACGGACAATCCTTCCATCCCACTCAACCTCCCTGAGGGTTGGGAGAACCTCGTCGTCTCGTTCGCGGAGTACACCGCGATGCGTAACGATGCTGATCCACGCTGGCAGGAAGCGAAAGGGCTGTACGAGGCGGACCTCACGTCGATGCTCGCGACCGTGACGCGTTTCTCCGATCAGTCAGGTCAGTTCGTACCCGACGATGTCACCGGTGGGGCCGTACCGTGGTGGCTCTTGGGCGAGGTCTACTAGGCATGGCGCTCGCGATTCCGTGGTCACAGGTCGGCAAGAAGGTCGGCTCTATCGCGTCCGGACCGTCGAAGGCCCAATCGGGTTACAACACCGCGTCCGCGTCGAACCAGATGGACAACTCGTACGGCAACGCGTTGAACTTCCTCTCCGGTGCAGCCGGCTACGACTGGAAGAGTGGTTCTTCCGCTCAGGGTCGTGCCAGCCAGGCTTCCCTCAACAACCAGCTCAACTTCATCGGCGGGAACACCGATTGGTCGAAGGGCTGGCTGAACAAGGATTACGGCGTCGACTCCCAGCTCCTTGGGCTCGACATGCAAGGCAATCAGATCGATCGCAATGCCGCTCAACGTGTCCTCAATCCTGGTGGCCTGTACGACGTGCAGCAGCGTGGTCTCGACCAGTCCCGTGGTCTCCTCGCGCGCGAGCTCGCCAACCAGATGCGAGGCTTCGACTTCGACACTTCCACTACACGACGCAACGCGGCCACGAACGTTCGTCAAGTCTCCTCCGATGCAACCGCGCGCGGGGCGACCAACTCCCAGGGACTTCGCGACAAGAACGTCGACATCTACGGCAACCTCGTCGATCAGCTCGGTCAGATCGATGTTGGCAGAGAAGGCGCGCGGATCGGCAACGAACGTGGTGGCATCTCGCTCAACAACGAACAGGCCGGCCTCACAGAGAACAAGGCTCAGGCCGGCGACCGTGTCAAGCAACTCGGTCTCCAGTCCCAGCGTCTCGGGCTCAACTCGACGCAGCTCAAGAATCAGCTCCAGAAGGGCATCGAAGGGTTGAACATCCAGCAGTACGTTGACGTCAACGACATCATGGACAAGCTGAACTCTTCGCGCGCGGATGATCGGCAGCTTGGTCTGCAGCTCTTCAACCAGGCACTCGACTACGGCGGGTACTTTCCGAAGAACTAGAGGTAGGTGAACACGCGATGGGCAACTTCTTCACGGACACGGCAGCACAGATCGGTGAAGGCTTCGATCCTGGTGGATGGGGCGCGCTGATTCCCGGCAACGTGCCCGCGTACATCAATCAGGCAGCGAACACTGCTCCGAAGGTGCTGCAAGCCGCTCAGGGTCGGAACGCGGGAGGAAACCGCCCTGCGCGTAGACAGGGCAGAGGTGACCAGCGGAACTTCCAGGAACGCCTCCAGGCCGCGCTGAAGTTCGCGAACCTCGGACCGGAAGGTTCAGCTGAGGTGATGAACTCGTTCCTCACCCTCAAGGCACTGGGACCGAACAACCGGAAGGGCAAGAAGTCCGCGTATCGCCAAGCTTCACAGCTTCTCCTCGATCAGCTCAGTGGCGGCGGGAAGAACGACCTCTCGAAGTCGCTTGCGGCTCAGGCACTCGCGCAGCAGTTCCTTCAGCCGCTCGTCGGCAACATGATGAACACCGCGAACGCTCAAGCCGGTCTGCAGGAGAACCTCGCCGGTACTCTTCCCCCACAGTTCCAGATGTACGCACAGAACGCCGCGGCGAACCAACGCACTCAGGCCGCGGACATGGCCGCGACGTACGCGAACCAACTGCAGATGGTGCCGTACATGAACTCCCTGCAGCAGCAGCAGGCTCAGGATGCCCAGCTTGCTCAGCAGGCGTATCAGGCGCAGCTCCAAGGTCAGGGCGGTTCAACGGGTGGGAGTCAATCACTTGAGGAAGCGTTGGCCGCTGCCGGCGTAGGGAAGAAGAAGTGAAGAATCTCGATCCTGGCTTCCATGACCTTCCCCCCCTCGAAACCACGTGGCGCGAACGGTCCCGTTCCAACACCGATGTTGTGATGGAAGAGCTCGACGCGTTCGGTCGGCTCACCGGCAACGTCCGTGTCAACACATTCGCGCTCCCTCCTTCACCTACGCGACCTCCCGGCGACGAGATCTCCCCACTTCCCGCCGATCCGCCCATTCACGTTCATCGCGTCCTTATCCCGTGGTGGAAGATCATCTTCCTTTGCGCGGGGATGATTGCTGCCGCTGATGCTCTCGAAAGGCTCCTGTGAAATCCGTCGTCGAGTCTGTCACTTCCACCCGCGCGGTTATCGTCACGCCAAACAACAACGTCGATTACAAGATGGCGTGCTTCCTCAAGGTCGCGACAGGTGGGAACACGGTGTACATCGGCGGGCCTGATCTCACCACCGCGAACGGCTTTCCGATCGTCGCGGGTGAAGTCGCGTCGATCGACGTCGTGAACGAACCCATCTACGCGATCACTGCGTCCACCGCGACCCTTTACGTGCTGCGTCGAGGTCTCTAACGAATGCCGTCCTGGGCGTACTCTGTCCCCGGTACGGGTGGCGGCGGTGGGGGTAACCCTGTTGAGGTCCAGGCAGGAGGTATCGCGCTCACCTCCGCGGTTGAGGTCATCAACTTCCTCCAAGCCGCCATCGCGACCGCGGTTGGCAATGACGTCACTGTCACCGTCTATGGCGCGGTCGCGGATGTCATTGCGAACCGGCCGGCTGCGGGTGCTACCAATGACTTCGGAGTCTTCTACGCGACCGACACGGAGATCATCTACATCTCGGACGGCACGACATGGACGGCCGTCACTCTTCTCCCTGGATCCATCACAGGGTTCAACGAGGCGGCGCAAGACACGGTCGGTGGCATCCTCACCGACACCACTACCATTGACCTCGTCTACAACGATGGCGCCAACACGATCACCGCGAACGTCGTCACGGGCTCCATTGGCCCGACGCAGCTCGAGGCTACTGCCGTTACTCCCAACCCTTACGGGTCGGCAACTGCGGTAGCGACATTCACTGTCGACGCGGACGGCCGGCTCACCGCGGCAGCGACGGTGGATATCGCCATTCCGTCCACTGCCATCACAGATTTCACAGAAGCTGCACAGGACGCCGTCGGTGGAATGGTCGCAGACACCGCGACCATCGACCTCACGTATACCGATGGCACCCCTTCACTCACCGCGGACTACATCGGGGCATGGAAGCAATCCGTTCGCGTCGCGACGATTACCGCGGGCACTCTCGCCACCTCGTTCGAGAACGGTGACACTGTCGATGGCATCGTTCTCGCGACGAACGATCGGATCCTCATCAAGGATCAGGCGGCAGGCGCGGAGAACGGCATCTACACAGTCAACGCGTCTGGTGCGCCGACACGCTCAGCTGATTTCGATGTTGATTCAGAGGCACTTGGCGCGGTGATCATGGTGTCGGAGGGGACACGTAACAAGGATTCGATCTGGAAGCTCACCAACAACGCGACAATCACGATCGGCACAACCGCGCTCGTGTTCACGCGCACTGACGCGTATGTCAACTGGCAGGTGTTCGACTCGTCCGCGAACTACGAACTGCCCGCTGGAGCAGCGGCGATCTACTACCGGCTGGTAGGCGCGGGAGCAGGTGGCGGTGAGGGCCGTGAAGGCGCGACGAACCGGTTCGGTGGGTCAGGAGGTGGTGCAGGTGGTGTCGCCGATGGATGGGTTGACCCAGCACAGATCGGGCCGGTTGGCACAACGGTCGCGGTGACGATCGGGGCGGGTGGTCCCGGTGGCGACGCGAAGGGTGGAGGTGACGGCGAGTCCGGTACCTTGGGTGGTGCTACGACATTTGGGACGTTCGGGATCGCGGGTGGAGGTGGAGCAGTGACCGCGACGTTCTTGCCGGGTGCCAGCGCGAACGGTGGTGGGCAGGGCGGTCTCGCTACCGTCCTCACGGCCGGGAACCCCGGCGCGCAGGTCTCGATGCGATTCAGCGGGTTCGTGGTGCTCGGCGCGTTCAACTTCTTCGTGTGCCCGATCAGTTCGTACTCAACTCTCGCGACGTCGAACGCCGGGCTTTCCGGCATGACCGCGGCGCTACCAGGTGCTGGTGGTTGCGGCGGCGTGGATGAAGGTGGCACCGAACGAGCTGGTGGTGCCGGCGGGTCCGGCGCAGAAGGGTCCGGTACGAATGCTGGAGGGACGGCTGGTACTGCAGGGGGCGGAGCGGGTGGCGCGGGGACCGACTCACCAGCCGACTCGAATGGTCGTAGGCAAGGCTATGGCGGCGGTGGCGGCGGTGGCGGAGCAGAAGAAACGGCCGGTTCCAACTCGGGTGCTGGTGGGGCCGGGGGTCGACCCGGCGGCGGTGGTGGTGGTAGTGGTGGGCAGAACGCCGGTGGGGCAGGCGCCCCCGGCATCGGAGGAACCGGCGGAGCCGGCTACGCGGAGGTCATGACGATTTGCGGAACCCTGGAGTTCACGACCGCATGAGTGCCGACCCGTACGCCATTTGTCGCATCGTCGACAACATCGTCGAGAATGTGATCCTGTGGGATCCAGTCGAGGCACCAAACTTCCAACCAGGGGACGGCTTTGAGTTCCGCGCGACAGGAGGTGTGCCGGTCGTAGCGGGCGACACGTTCGATGGTGTGACCGTCGTGAAGGCGTTGGTCCCACCTGAGCCACTCGAAGTAGCCAATCGTCGATCGATCATCGACAAGATCCCAGCGGCGCTCGTAGCGAACGACGCGTTCCTTGCGATTGTGTCGCCAACACAGACACAAGTACTCGCGCAGACGCGTCTCCTCACCCGCCAGGCGAATGCTGCTATGCGGCTGATCGATAACCGGTTTGATTCCACCGAAGGCACCTGAAGAAGGTGACGTTCCTCGAGCCACTCGCGCAGCTCTCCCCGATCCCCCTTCCTGGTCTTACCGACCAGTCAGATACTGCCGCGCCGATCATCCAGCAGCTCCCCCAGACCCAAGCCGCGTTCGGTCGCAAGTACTCGAACCCTGAGACCATCTCGGCGCTCAAGGCCGTCCCGAAGAACGTCCGCCGGTCCCTCATCGAGCTCGACCATCAACGTGCGCTGAAGGGTCAGTACCCGCTCTCCACCGAACAGACCGCGCTTTCCCTCGTCGCGGCCGTGAAGCACAAGCCGGTCACGAAGAAGAAGGAGACCTCCCCCTGGAACCCGCTCGACTTCCTCAACAACGCGCGTAAGGACATCCAGTCTCTCGTCACGGAGATCCCGAAACTACCGATCACCGCGGTCAACGAGGCGTACGCGTTGACTCACATTGGTGACGAGATCGAGAAGGTCGACACACTCGGGGACGTCGCGATGCTTCCTGGTATCAGGCTTCTTCCTGGTGCGTTCGTCGCTGGTGGGTTGCTGCCTGGTGGGGTGCCGGCCGGTGAGCTCGTTCGTCATCCTGTCATGGCCGGCCTCGATGTTCTCCCCTTCGCGAACAAGGCTCTTGGTACTGGTGCCGGGCAGACGCTCCGAGCCAACGTTGCTGACACGGCTGTCGCGCGTACCGTGAAAGCCGGCGCCAGGGATCTCGCGTCGTCACGTGTCGGTCAGGCCACCCGTCGCGCCGTCGGTCAGCAGTCCCGCGGTGATGCACGTGCGTTCAGCAACGAGAACCTCGCCATCGCGGAAGAGATCGCACCATCAGTCGAAGTCAAACTTGGCGCGCGTACGAAGACAATGCCGAATCCTCTCGAACCTGAAACGGGTGTAGGACGTATCGCGCGCGAAGGCCAGCTCCTCGATCTCGACTTTCAGAAGCGTGGTCTCACCCCCGAAGACATCGTCTCTACAACCGAACGGATGCAACGCGGCGACTACTCTGGCATGACCGACCTGCAGACGGAGTACGTGTCCCGCGCGCGCGAACTTACCGAGCAGACCGCGCGTGAAGCTAATACGATGCTTCCCCCGGATGAGGCTGTGCAGAAGGTTGGTCCACGTGGGGAACGTGTCGAGCCGACAGCGGAGGGAGAGTGGTTCGACCCGAAGACCGCTGCGAAGATTTTCAAGGCCCGTACGAAGGCTGACAAGGCCAAGGCTCTTGCCGGCATCCACCAGCGGATGGGGACACCTCTCGAGGGTGCTGAGATCGGGATGCTGGGCACTGAGATCCGCCGTGCCCTTTCCCCCCAGGAACTGAAGACCACATCAGCCGCACGCCTCGCGGAAGGGTACGCACATAACCTTGACGCCGCAGGGATCGAGGCCAGTCACCTCTTCGACGCGGTGAAGAAGTACCGCGCGAAGGAGATCGACCGGGGCACGTTGATTCAGGCGTTTGAAGACACGACAGCTAATCCGTTTACGCGCGCGCAAGCACCGATGGATCAGACGGCCATTCTCGAATCTCTCCCGCGCACCCGCGACCCTCAAATCGTCAAGCTTCGTGATGCCGTGGAATCCGGTCGGTTCAGGGATGCCGCGAAACTCGCGCGTGCCCTTACTCGACGTACGAAGTTTGAGGTGCCCAACATCGCTGAGGCACTCGACGACCTGTCCCGCAAGGCCGCGCAGTCACGTTATGTAGAACGCACAGGCCGAGCCGAGAAGGTCGCGTCAACACTCGAAGCCCGTGCCCAGAAAGTCACTTCCCGTTCAGCCCCAGCCCGTTTCGTCCCTGAGCTTTCTACGCGCGCGACCAACGAGTACGCGGTCCGTCTCTCTGACGGCACACCGGAGAACATCGCCCAAGTCTCCCGCCAGATCGTCGCGCGCGACTTCGACAACATCCCTGGCTTCAATGAGCTCGAGTACCGCGCGTTGCAACGGGAAATCGAAGGTACGTGGAAGCAGCTCAAGGACGATGGCTTCGATCCGGTATTCGTTCACGCGGTACCGCGCGGTGGGGTTAATGCAATCCTTTACCCGAAGATCACGCCACGGATCACGACGCCTGGTGCGATGAAGCAGCGGACGATGGACTGGTCACCGACCCCTGGTTCGGCTGGTGTTGCCATCACCCACGAGGCAACTCAGCTTCTCGGCCGGCGCGGTGCAGAGAACTTTCTCAACAACCGTGCCGAGATCCTTGGTAAGTCTCGTGCCGACCTCGATTCGATGTACCGCGCGACTGCTGAACGACGCGCGGGTGGTGATCCTCGTCTCGTTCCTGGTGAGCTCGATCGTCTCGTGAACCGCGATTACGGCAAGCTGGACTTCAAGGGACTCGGTATCTCGCGGAATACGAAGATCGCGGGCAAGTTCGGTGATACTGACATCTACATCCCGAAGAACACCCTCAAGAACCTCGACGACTTCATGAAGACGGCGAAGTCTCCCATCGCCGCGGCTATCGACCCGGTGATGAACGTGTTCCGTACCGCCGTTCTCCCACTTTCCCCACGGTGGCAGTTCTACAACCTCCTCGGTGGGGCGATGGCGACTACAGCGGAGAATCCGTTCGCGTTCCGTCACCTCCCACGCGCGTACAAGTCAATCCGTGAAGGTCACGTCAACATCAAGTCCGATGTCTTCCGGCGCAAGGTTTCCCATTCGCAGCAGCTCGCGCAGGAATGGAACCATTCGGCCGGCAAAACTGGTGGTCGGATCATGGACGAGGTGAACGCCGCGCGCGCGGCCGGCAAGGTCACTTCCCCAGTTCGTAAGGCGTTCGGGAAGGCAGTGAAGTGGTCGTTTGACCGGAACGAGTTCGTCGACCAGATGTTCCGCACGATGAACTACATGGAGGCTGAAGGTCGCGCGTTGAAGAAGGGGGCCACGGCTACCAAGGCAGCGAGTCTCGGGGAAGAATCCGCGCGCAAAGTCCTCGCCGACTGGACGGAACTCACTCCTGTCGAACGTACCGTCATGCGCTACATGGCTCCGTTCTACTCGTTCATGCAGCACATCACCCGATACGCGCTCCGTTACCCGATGGAGCACCCGTGGCGTACCGCAGTCCTCGGTGCGTTTGCTCGCGCGGAAGAAGAAGACTTCGGGACGGGCCTCCCCGAACGGTTCCTCAATGGCTTCTTCCTCGGTGAGCCTGATGAGAACGGCAATGTCACCCAGATCAAGCTCGATGGCCTCAACCCGTTCCGTGACGTGGCAGACAACTTCACCCTCGCGGGGCTCCTCGGTCAAACCAATCCGATCATTCAGACCCTCGCTGAGCAGGTCGGCATCGACACGATGGCCGGTGGGCCGGAGCTCTACCCGACGCTCCGCTATGACTCGATGACGGGCCGACTCGCGGCACGTAACGACAATCCCCTCACAGCCTTCCTCTCGAACACCATCCCCCAGGTCGAGCTCCTTCGCTCCTTGACGGGGACGTCGCAGGAGTTCAAGGAGTTGGCCCGTAGCAACCCCGAGGCGGCGCTCAACCTCCTCCGGTCCCAGGCCGGCTTCCCGGTCCTCACGAAGACCGTGAACGTGCCTCAGGAAGAGATGAAGAACGAGCTCGCGCTGCAGGAGAACCAGAAGAAGGTGTTGTCGGAAGCTCTTCGCTCAGGTAACTACACCGAAGCCGAGCAGTACCCCGCGCTTCGGCCGTACATCTCCCAGGTCCAGGCACTCAGCGCGGAAGGCAAGCTCGAGGACTTCCAACTCGCCACACCTACCCCTGCCGGGCTTTCTCTCGCGCGTAGACTCATTCCAATTGGTTGACCGACCATGAAGGGGCTACCTGTGAGCCGTGTCCGTGACCGCGCCAATCTACCTGTCGACGAACGTGTGCGATGGGTAGAAGGTGACCTCGACGGACACGACCGGGAGATCGATCGGCTTGAGCTTGACGTGAAAGAGACCATCTCCGCCTTTCGAACCGAGAACGAGAAGCAGCACTCCGAGGTCAAAGGCAAGGTCGAAGGACTGCAGCGAGTCATGTACACGGTCCTTGTAACGCTGATCGGAGTCTTGGGTGCTCTCGTCGGGAATCTGATCGTGAAGTAGCATGACGCGCATGCGTTGGCTCGTCGCCGTGTTGATTATTGTGGCGCTGGCGGTACCGCCGCTGGTGATTCGAGATCTGGTGATCACTCGACGTCAACGAGTGGACCGCGGTGAGCAGTTGGCGTTCCTCTGCGGTGAAATCAACGATCTCCGCGAAGGATTCCTGGAGGCATTCACGCAGTCAGGGGTCGATCTCACCGCGCCGGATGTTGCTCCGGCGATCAGGCAGCTACGACGCGACGCGAACTGCACACCAGCGGAGTTCAAATGAGACCACACAACACCTCGACACCTCTCGGCCGGCGTATTCAGGAGCTCGGCCTCCGAACGTACGAGGTGGCTGCCGCGTGTCGGATCTCACCACGGTTGCTGACCGAGTATCTCGCTGGCCGGCGACGGATCACACCAATGAACCGCGCGTTGCTCGCGAGGTATCTGTCGATGGATGTAGAAGACGTGCAGCCTTCGGATCACTCGTCAGTCGGGTAGAGAACGGTCCTTCTCTCGACGCACCCATGCGGCGTGGTCCTCGTGGTACTCGGGACCGTCGCCAGGTTGCGGTTCACGGTCCTTCTCTGCGAGCCAGCGGTCGAAGTACTCACGCAGGTCTTCGCTCGGGTTGATGCCCTTGTCGCCATAGGGGTACTCACCGTTCCAGCCTTCACCGCTGATGCGGAACCCCTCGACGTAGGCGTCGAACAGAGAATGCTTCTTCTCTTCACTCATCGTCGGCTCCGTTCACCGCGTTGATCATCGCGCGAAGAATATCGAACGCAGGTGCTTCGGTTTCGGTGAACGCGATACCGAAGACCATGACATTCGCGTTGCACTTGAAGCAGAACCACGTGTCGCCAAGGGCTCGAGGCAGATGTGGCGCGCTGGTGTAGTTCACGATTTCGTCGTGGCCGCAGCTCAAGTCAACCCACCGCGGCGCGAAGTCCCAGATCCCTCGCGTGACCTCAAGGAGACCAGCCGCGTCAGACGCTCGAGGCACTCTCTCCGCGTCATCCCCGCTCGCCTCCATGTCGCTAGCTTCTCCCTCACCCACCTCAGATCGCCAGAGGTCGACGCGTCCATGAGTTTCACGAGTGACTCGTCCATCGAGATCACGTTCGCGCGATTGCTCGGCTTCCGGTCCCACGCTGCCCACCGACTCACCGCTTCCGTCATCGGGTCGTTCTTCTTCACTCATCCGTCCCTCTCAATCGCGCGCCAGATCTGCTCGGCTTTCTTCTTGCCGACACCTTTCAACGCAAGGAGATCATCACGTTGGATACGCCACATGAAGGGCAACCCAAAGCGTTCGATGATTCGCGTAGCAAGTTCAGGACCGATTCCTGGAATTCCTTGTACGAGGTGTCGATCGTAGTCTTCGTTCCCAGGTTTGCCCCACACTGACATTGGACCTGGACGCGCATCAAGACTCGCATGTTTCTCCTTCTTTGCCCATGTCTCGTACGACTGCACGATCGCGATGGTGTCGTTCAACCCGCGCGAATGCAGTACACCAATCCCCCGGTTCAGCACCGAGAACACCAGTCCACGGTACTGCGTCAACGTAAACCTCTGTCCAAACCCGTTCCCGAGCAGTTCACCGTCGTTCGACCATTTCGGAGTTCCTTCGATGAGGAGCTTCGCGGAATGACAACGTTTCATCTGTGCCAGCTCTTTCGCCAATCTCCCGTCCGACAGACTCGCGAGTAGGTCACCCATTTCTTTCCTCTGGATGCCATGCCACTGGCCTTTCTGCACGGACATCAGCACGTCACATCCGAAGTACTCGGGCTGCATGGAGGTACGGCCCAGCGCGCGCAGAGACGGCGGTTCCGTGGGCGCCACTAAAATGACGCACCTCGCTTTGCCATCCGCTTCGCTCGGCCCTTGGCGTAGTACCACTCGAGGTCATGCTTCCTTCGACAGATGATGCATCGTCGTTCACCAGTCGTGCGGATAACTTCAGTGTTCTCCGGGGAATATTCGTGGCCGTACTTGCAATGTGTTTTAGTCGCGTTGACGGAGGCCGGGCTTGTCCCCCGTAAGGTATTTTCACGTGCCGTAACCGGTTCGAGATGATTGGGTCTCACGCAGTTTCGTACGCGACACAAGTGATCAAGTTGAAGCCCTTCGGGGATGGGACCAACGAACTCCTTGTACATCACGCGATGGATTATCTCTCGTTTGCCGTTGGCCTGAAATTGCACGTAGCCATTGAATTGCCCTCCAGACGCGAGCCAGCACGCATCACTGATCGTGATACGTGCCAGCAAGCGCCAAAAGGATCGGCTATCTAGATACACGGACCCAGCGTGCGGGTCCGACGTACAGCCTTCGTGCCGAGGTGCTTCCTATCGGCGACGAACTCCCGGTGCGGCGATTGCCATGAATGCCGCTGCGGACAGTGCCGCGGTGATGAGCGTGATCTTCAGTCGTCGAGCCACGTGGTTCCTCCCCTCGTTGGTTGCTGTTCACCCTACGCCTCCTTTTCCAGCGCAGAACGCTTCTCACTCCGGCTGAAGTGCCGAGCTGCCAAGCCGACAGCCAGGAGACCTAGACCGGTGAGGATCATCTCGGGTGTGTTCGAGCCCGTGATGGGCAGTGTGCCGGCAGGAGCAGGGGTCTCGCCTTCCACCGGAATCGCGGTCTCTACGACAGGCGGAGCAAGCTCAACCGGAGGCTCGACCGGCGGGACAGGAGGCTCAGGGGTGCAGTCGATGTCGATGACCAGACGTTCCGAGTCGCCCGCACCGATATTCCAATTTGCCCACCACTCGATGTGGACATCCTTCGTGTCGTCCACGCAGACCGGCGGGTTGACGGGGATGCAGGTGTGCGACACACCGTGGAACTGGTACTCACCGTCGTAGTTCTTGACGATGACCTGACCGTCGCTCGACCGGAACGTGATGTCCACGAAGGACGGGGGGTCGATGCACAGGTTCGACACCTCGTCGATGGTCTCGAAATGTGGGGCCTCGACCGGCGGGCCGAGACCCTCGGGGCCACAGAGCTCGCCGGTGATCGGAACGCAGAACTCGAGACCGGTGTAGTCCTCGGTGCCGTTGGTCTCGTGCGTGCCGGGACCGGTGGCGCCTGCGTTCATCACGCCGATGGCGAGGAGTCCAGCAATTGCTACGGCGAGGATCACGGCACCGATCACTGTCTTCAGATACTTGATCGCGTTCATGGTGTTCCCTTCACTTGTTGGGTTGCTTATCGTGGCGCGGACACGAGCTCGAGGCAATGGGTAAGGTGACCTACTCGTGCTCGATCCAGTGACGTCGCATTACTGCTCGTTTCTGACAGCAATAACCAGCGGAAGACGGGAAGCCAACTCGTCCTCGAGGACCGCTACCCGTGCAAGGGCTTCGTCTCGCTGCTCAGTGCGATGCTGTAGCGCCTGGTAGACGCGATGCCACGCTGCCTCATTCGGTGGGCACGGAGGGCGACCCTCGCAAACAGGGCACGGCCTCATCCCCGCCGCCTCGCTCGCCAGACCTGCTTGTAGACCCGCTCAGCTTCCTTCGGCTCCTGGTCTACGGCCGCCAACTGCGCGACCAGCCTCTCCCGTTCGGCGTACCACTTGCGGCGTTCCTCGTCCCATCGTTCGGCTGTGCGACGATGCTCGGCACGTTCGGCGTCCAACTCCGCAGCGAGCGCGTCACCCGCGGCAAGCAGTGGCCCGTCGCCCTCAAAGAAGGGGGTTTCGATCGCCGCCTTCCACGCTTCTACCGATCCGCTCATGCTGACTGCTGCTCCGGGTGCATCTCGAACAGTTGCTCACCGTCGAGCCTGATCCACTCGCGGGTCTCGTGGTGTTCGATGTCGTCGAGTTGAGCGCCGAGCCAATCTCTGAACGCGTCGGGCTTCGCCAGCGCGTACGGGAACGTGACGACGAGACGCTTACTGATCGACGCTCTTTCCCCAGGGTGGTACGCCGAATCCATGTCGGCCTGTACGTCGATGAGCACCCGGCCCTTCGTCCGGTCGAACATCGGCTTGAACTGCCAACCCGGCTTGTACGACACGCTCTGCATCCGTCTGATGAGCAGGGAGGCCGCGAGTCCGTCCGTGATCATGACGGATCCTTCACCCGCGCACGATCAAGAACCTCTTGACGAGTGCAGTCGGTGAACGCAGTGCCGTTCCAACGCCACTCTCGCCGCTTGTCCTTGTAGGAGTCGGTGACGAGGTAGTGGCTCGGCCACTCCACCGACTGCATCGCGTCGAGGAACGCGCTCACCGCCAGCTCGGGTGTCTCACGGTGTTCCGTTATGCCAATGAGCACACCATCACCCCCGATCTCGATGCTGGCCGAGACGTACCACTGACTCGTCCAGTCGCTGAATTCCAGCGACGCTCCCGATGCGATGCTCTTGATGAGCAGAAACTGTTGGTCGATCAGGTTCGTCATGTCGGATCGATCGGAGCTGCCGGCAGGAAGAACTGCAAGACGACCTCGGTGTACAACTCGATGACCTTCACCCACGGACGCGGCAGGTCGGGGAGTTGCGTGATGACCGTCACGAATCGCTTGTTCTTCGCGAGCGCGCGTTCCATGCCGTAGATCGCGGCAGCCCGTAGCTCTTCTCCGAAGTCGGGGAAGTCGGGCCAGAACGCACCGTCGAGGTAGTTCTCACCCAGACAGCGGGTGTCTTCCTCGCTGAACCCGATGTCCGTCGCGGCGTCGCGCAGTACCACGTCGGCCGACTCGTCTTCCTGCAACTGCTTCAAGAACAGCTTGAGGCTCTCCGGTTCAGCGTTCGTTCGGTTGACTACACCGAGCGGCCCTTTCGTGACCGACCAGACGTGGACCTTTTTGATGTTGACTCCGATGTGGCACATGTGGTTCCCCTTCTTTCTTGTCGGCTAACAGGCGGACCAATGCGCGCAACCGTTACCGCCATCCCACAACTCCGCGGCCCACTGGTCTTGCACTTCTTCTGGCGCGTCTGCTGCGTTTGCGTATCCCGCGTACCCGCCCCAAGTCCCCGGCATCGCCTGGTACTTCCCACTGGCACCCGAACCCTGTTGGTTGTAAACGGTCGGGTCGCCACCACTTTCGCGGTCGCAGATGTACTGCGGGATCGCGCAAGGTGTTCCCGAGCCGTCCCACTCACCGGAATGGCTCATAGATTGGGTCTCCGGATGTTCGTGGTGGGTACTTGAGGCAGGCGTCGTTGGGGTCGGTGTACTCACCGTCGTCGGTGGGGGAGGTGGCAACGTCGTAGTCGTCGTCGTTGTAGGCAAACTCATTCGCCACTCTGTCCAACTTGGTTCTCTTCTCTCGGCGGTCGCTTCGGTCCGTCGTTGCGGGTCGGCGTCGGGGATGCTCAACTTCCACCCCAACGTGCAGACCGCGATGACAGCGGCTCCTACGACTGTTGCTCGGACGATCCCTGTTCCTCGAGTGATTTGCTTGGTGGGCACATAGGCTCCCTCGCTAGACGACGGTACAGACGCGGTGCTTCGTGACAACGACACGCGCACGCGTCGTCGATGTTGTGGATGCCCTGCGTCAAGGGGCAGTCACAAGTGTTGCACCTCAGGTGGCCGTTGCGGAAGATGGGGCCGGTGAATGGTGCCGGTGTATCAATCATCACACGCTCTTCGCGGGCTTTACGGCCTGTAACCAGAAGCCCATCGTGTTGTTGTCCATGATCAGCTTCACCGTCTTGAAGTCTCCGCGCCACATCCCACGGAAGTCGCTCATCGGCGTCTTCCCGACCTGGTCATATTCCGTCTGGTCGAGGAATAGGAGGCTTCCCGGCGTGATGACGCGCGTGTGTGACGGATCACCCCACGCCCACTGCGAATCAAATCGTGGACACGTACCCACGAGCCAGCCACCTGGCTTCAGCACACGCCAGATCTCGTAGAAACAGTCGAAGAACGCGCGCGCGTCACCTTGCCGGCCGAGATGCTCGAGGATCTCATACGCGTGGGCTTCGTCATAGAGGTCGTCCTTCATCGGCCATGGCATGTTGTTCAGGTCGTGAAGCACGTGGGTGTCAGCGTGCGCGGGGTTGTTGTCGACACACGTGAGCTGCCAGTCCGTCTCGTCTTCGCGCGTGGACATCCAGAAGTCGTCGCGCGTCGGTGGAACGGGGAGGAACTGACGGCGCGTACCCGCACCAAGCATCAGGACGCGTTTCATCTTTGCGGTCATCCCTCCACCTTCGTCATCCGCCACTTCGCGACCCGCCTCAAGTACCAGTCCGCGAAGTCGCTCGAGATTTCCAGATCCTCGAACTCCTCCCTTCCTCGGTCCTTGATGCTTGTCGCCTCGTACCCACCACTTCTCAGCTTGTTCAGCAAGATCACCGTTGCCACCAGATACGGAACCCTCTTCTGGCCCTTCGGCTTGTAGCCGTAGTTGGAGAAGATGTTCTTCGTGTCTTTGTCGTCGAACTCGGCGCTCGTCTTCGTCGCCTCACATGTCAAGATCATGTGCCCGCGGTATGGTCCACGCCGGCCCGGCAGCGCGCCGGGCATGAAAACTCTGTGCAGCTTCTTGTACTGCTTGTTGATCGTCGGCCACTTGTCGTCGTTCAGCCGGTCAACGGGGTTCTTCTTCCCTTTCTCCCGATCACCTTGCGTCGAAGTCCGCATGTCGATGTACCACTGGGCCTCGTCTTTCCCGTACACCTGCTCCGTGAACCACGCCTGCACCGCGTCCCACGTTGGGGTTGTCGAGTCGTAGGCGAACCAGTCGTCATCGCCACACTCCGCGCGCGTACTCTCCGCGACCTCGAGCTGATTCGCCCAGTCCTGATCGTCGACGTAGTTCACGTGGACGCGATCCGCGAGGTCAGTGAACTCGGTCGCGAGCAGTCGGTCGTAGGAGTAGTCGGTGTCGACGACGTAGAAGTCCCCTTCTACCTTGCGTGCGATGGAGAGGATCGCGGATGACTTCCCGGTGGCTTGTGGGCCGTAGAGGAGGATGGATTCGCGCGGAAGAATGGTGGGCCGAAGGACGATCATGTTGCTTCGGTGGCAGTTACGTACGAGACAGGAGAACGCCCAGTTCCAAGAAGCTGGGGAAGGACGGATTCGAGGTCGTCGATACCGATTTCGATGTCGTGACCACGGAGTGACGCGAGTGAATTGACCGAGATCACTCGGCCTTCAAGTATCGGGTGGTCTTTTTCGATCTGTCGAGCTCGTTTGTGGTTGAAAACGATGAGTCTGCGTCGATCGTCTTCTCGTGCCCAGTCGATGATACGGGTGGACTTCCCTGTCTGGCGGTCACCGATGTCAAACTTCATGCGTGGTCCTTTACTTCCTTCACCGTCTGGTACCGCGTCTCGGCCGTCTTCGGCTCACCGCGGTAACTCTCTACGTCCACTCCATCTTCTTTCATCCGTCCATAGTCCAGAAGACCTACGTTCTTCTTCACAAAAAAAACGTCGGTGATCTCCCACTTCCCCGCGGTGACTTTCTGGCCTTTCAGGTCGTGAGTGTCGAGCTGCTTCGTCATCAGCCCTTGCCAGTTCTTGAGCTCGTCTTCGGCGCGCTTCTTTCGGTCACGGCAGTCGTGGATTTCTTGTGCGTACAGCTCGAGCATCTCGTCCGTGCTGACCATGATCTCCTTCTCGTCGTGCAGGAACACGAACGGGCAGGGGAACTGATCCACCGAACACTTCGGCATCTCGTCGTACCGCATCACGCGCATGATCTTCTTCTTCACGTCTTTCACCGTGACGGGCAGCTTCCCCACGTCGTAGGAGAAGGTCTTCACCTCTTTCACCTTCCCCGCGTCGTCTTTGATGCCGATCGCCATCAACACCGAGTTCACACCCAACGCTTCGGCCATCACCGCGACCTGTGCCGAGTACCCGGGGAAGCCCTTCAATCCGCTCCTCAGCCACGTCGTCATGTACGTCTTCTCGGCCATCGTTTTCGCTTCGACCAGCACAGTGTCAGTGCGGCCGTCAGGGTGGAACCTGATCACAGCCGACTTGCCGACCTTCAGCTCGCCTTCGTCTTGTCGGCCGTACACGGGCACCTCGAGCACGTGCTCCGCGTAGTCCATGATCTTGTCTTCACCCTCGTTGCCTTGGTCGAACTTCTCCTGCAACCAGTCAGGTGTCGCCTCGGGCTGCACACCGTTCATGTGCGCCCAGAGCTCACGGTCACACCGCCACACCCCACTCGCGCGGAACACCCACTTCCCGTCTTCTTGGTACACGGTCGGCCGGTCGTCACCCATGTCGCTCCTCTGTGATGTGGTCCCACCAGACGTCGATGGGTTCAACCAACCATCCCGCGATCCCGTCACGCCACACTCCTCCGCACGTGCAGACGTGTGGTCCGGTGTGCGGCTCGAGCTGGCATCGGCAGTTGTGATTTCGCGCGGGGCAGGCAGCTTTCTCAGGTGTTCCGGCCATGACTGGTCGGCCCCTGGCAGCAGACCCGCATCGACAAGAAGGGCAATCGTGTACGCCTCTTCCTCGTCGGTCGTCGTTGCTCATGTCCGTCCTGTCCGTCTTCCTCTAAGGCGCGATCCGGCCCACCAATCGAGTGAAGGGAACGCAACTCTCGATGGTGGGCCGGTGCACGGGTCGGACGGACGACCTTGTATGGCATCTTCGCGTACCGTTCGTCCGTGTGCAACCCGGCTGTTCGGCCTACTAAGCCTCTCCGCCCGCGGTAGCCCAGACCTCTTCCAGACTCCCCTCGGCCTCATCGTTCCCACTCACCCCGTCGATGTCGAAAGCATCTTCCATGAACTGGTCGAAGTCGCCACCAGCCGCCAGCACTTCGGCTGCCTTCTTCTTCAGCTTGATCTGCAGCGCCTTCGGGATGGCACCGTTTGTCGATGCTTCCCCACTCTCATCTTCGTCAACGTCAGCCTTCTTGGCCTTCGCGGTTGTCTTCTTCGCAGCAGCCTTCTTGCCTTCGCCGTTGAAGCTGTCAACCACGGTTCGGTTGACGTTGCGCTCCTCGCCATCGATCTTGTAGGTCTCCTGCTTGTTCGTCATGTGGAAGTCGAGGCCTTCCCACGTGCTGACTTCCATCGGGCTGCCACGCTTTCGCATGACTCCGCCCGCGCCGGCCTCGAGTGCAGATGCCAACAGCTTGCCCACCGCGCTGTTCGCGTTGAACTTTCGCACCTTGCCACTCTCGTGACGTACCGACTTGCCACCTTCAGCGGCTTCCCAGCCCTTCCCGCACGGCCAGAACTGTCGCTTCTCCGACACTTCGCCGTCTTCGAGGGTCTGTTGGCCGTCTTCGACGATCAGCAGTACCGTCTCGCCGTTGTTGTACTCCTGGTCGGTTGCGAACCGGCAACCTTTCATCACGTAGTCGAAGTCCTGAAGCCCACTTTCGAGCTCGTACAGGTCGACATCATTGTTTGCCACTGGTGTTCCTTTCTGATTGGTTGGGTGTTACGAGTTCGCGCATGGGGAAGTCCATGCGTAGCGCTTCTCTCCACCACTTGGGAAGGAGAAACTTGTTCTTCTTCAGCACGTTCTTCACGAACTGCTGATCGAGAATCCACATCGTCGCGTGATCATCCTTGCTTCTCACCGCGCGCCCGGTCATCTGCACTAAGCTCCGCACGGTCTGCACCGAGTACCATTCCTGTCCCCCGCGTGTGTGCAGTCTCGCACTCACGACATCGTCACCAAGGTTCGGGAACGGCACCTTCGCGACGATTACCACACGGCAATCGTCATCGCGGAGGTCGATGCCCCTCTCGAAGCTGGGCGCAAGCAACACACCGTTGTCTGATCGTCGTAGGTCGCTGAGGGCACGTTCTCGATCAGCAGTTCCCGTGTAGCGGATGACAGGCCGCTCGAGGCCACCAAGCTCACCCACGAGGTACTCGGTGAGCTTGTACGAGACACAGTGTACGAGTACACGATCGTTGGGGTGTCGGTCCAGAACTGCTTCCAGCCCATGTGCCATCTTGGGCCACTCGTCTTCCTTGAACCTGTTCGCCATGTTCGCCACACCGGCCACGATCGTCTCACGGTTCTCCTTCGGGAACGTCATGGGCATCGTCACTGTTTCGTACGTGGTGTCCAATCCAAGCGAATCTGCCATCTCATCCGATGAGATGATCGTCGCGGACATCAGCAGCCACTTCTTGCCGTGAGGCCAGAGGAACTTCCCGTACTTGCTCACCTGGATCGGCTTCAACACCAACGGGCCGGCATCGTTGTCGCGTAGCCAGTTCTTCGGTGCCGGTTCACCGTTCTCATCGACTGCATCGGCATCGTCACTCAACTCGACGGCAATCCGCCTGGCCTCGTTGATCAAACTCAATAGCGCCTTCTTCTCCTTGGTAGCCTTGAGCTCATCCCCGGCCATCGTCAACTGACCACGACGACCTGCCTGCGTGGCTGCTGGCACGAGTTCATCCAGCAGCCACGCGGCGATGGTCTTCTGATGACTGCCTTTCTTCGGCGCCGTCAAACCCAATTTCCGCAACCGTGACTCGCTGATCCGAAACTCTGTGAAGGACATCAACTCGGATTCCAGCACATCGCACTCGTCGACGATCACCAGGCCACGATCATTGAACTGGCCGACATGATTCGTGACGGTCAAGAAATACTTCGTGTTCAGCACCGCGAGGTCTGCCATCAATGCTTCACGTTTCGCGACTTCGTACGCGCAGTCCAACACTTCAGGGCAGAACGGACAGTACGCGTCTTCTCCGGTGCCGTCACGGATGCAGTCTTCCGCGCTGTACTCGGGGAAGTCCATCACCTGCGTTGGATAGTTACGTCTTCCGTTCAGCAGCGCCGCGTACGGGAAGTCGCCAACAAACTGTTTCTGCAGTGAGATCGATGAACACACGTACGCGGCTCGCGCCTGCATCCGTTGTCGGACGATCTCCGCGATCAGCGTCTTGCCGGCACCGGTTGGTGCGTCCAAGAACACGACGTCCACTCGTTTGAACGCGTCGACAATTGCATCAACAGCGTCGCCTTGATGGTCCCTGAGCTCGGACACCCAGTCCGGTAGCACAAGGTCAACATCGTCTTCGAGTGAGTAGAGATCCGATCCCACGTATGTCCGTCCGATCTGCTGTGGGGTGGATGACCATACGCGCGGTGTCACTAGCGCGTCAAGACCCAGCATCTGGGTCATAACGTGTCACCAACGCGTACAGTCTTCGGTCGTACGGCTCCTGCAGGTCTTCGGCGGCGGCACGACAGGCTTTCACCGCGCGTCTCAGCCCCGGCCAGTCGTTGGCGAGGCTGAGGTTCTGCATCGTGGTCTCCCATTTCTCGCACAACTGCACCTGCTCACGTTGCACGGTGTCTTCACGTTCCTGGTTCGCGGCGTGCATCAGCAGTCGGATGTACCGGGCGCGGTCCGCGTTGGGTCTCAAGTCCTCGAGATAGTGGAGCCGATGCACGATCGCGTCGCGGATGAAGTGGCCGGCCGTCTTGTACTCGGGGAAGTCTTTGCTCGCCACCATCGAGGCGATCTCGCCTGAGGTTTCGGGCTTCAGTGAGATGTACTGGGTGGCGTGATGGCCTTGGCGGTCGGTAGAGCTCACGTAGAACTCGTCGGGGTCGTAGGGATCTTCGCCATGTTCGACTTCGTACAGGTCGATCACTTTGCCCATCTATGTCCGTCCTTTCGCTTGCCCGGCGCGCGCTCGGGGTCACGGACCGTATGCCTCGCTCGCGGCACCTGTCAACATCGCGATTCTCACCAGCTCAACAGATGTTGAGGATCTGTAAGTGGTGTGGTGGTACAGTGAGATGGTCAGATTCGCGCTTGTCAGGCCATCTCAACAGCCCAACAGACGAAAAAAACGTCTGTTGAGGCAGTGAGAACCTGACGAGTCAGAGATAGCCCGATCAACTCGAGGGGAGAGGCGAGGATCAAGGGCAGGTGCGAGGGGCGGCGGTCGCGGACCGTATCGGAGCTGTCAAGCCTTGTCAATAGGGCAATTCGGACTTCTTTCAGAGACCCAGCCATCGGCCGAACCATCCACGGCCCTGCTCCCTCTCCCGCGTTCTCAATGCCCGCTCAGCCTTGTAGCTGGCCCGGTAGGCGTCACGGTCTCGCTCGGCATCGAAGAGGAGTCGCTCCACCCTCTCGAGCTCGTAGAAGAGGAGCTCGACGTCATCCACGTACGCGAGTGAAAGAGGTGTCCTGGTCCCGATCCGCGTGAGCTCGTCTAGTCGTTCCTTAATCTGAGCTCGCCGGCTGCTCGCGATCATCCGACTCCCTCCCTCTCCGGGTGGCTGCCTGCACGCGGCTGGTTTACGTCATGGCATCGACACGTACATTCCAACGTCCATGGGCTCAATCCACAATTTGCGTGGTTCTTGCCACCGATCCCACACCACGCGGTGACGTACAACGATGTCGAGTAGGTGCGAGTTTTCCGATCGTACTGGTCAAGCTCCCTACGCCACCACATGGACGTGTAGCAACTCGAGCACAGGCCTCTGGCTTTGATTGTGCGTAGCTGTCTGCACCGCGCGCACGAAGCTGTCGACATCGACACAACGTACCGTCAACGTCCCCCGCGCGCACTGGGTCGTTTGGCCCACTACCCGTGACCTGGGGTGGCTGCCTGCACGTGGCTGGTGATGGTGAGGCGTGACGCGACGATGCCCGCGACCTTCAGGGTCGCGGGCATCGTGTGGAGCTCTTGAGCTTGGGCCGTCAGACGCTACGGAACACCCAGACACCGCCGGCAGTGTTGATCGAGTAGTAGTCACCCAGGAACAGGTCACGCGTCCACGCGTCGTAATCGAAGTACCGGGCGAGGATCGACTCAGGATCGTTGAGGCCTTCCACGCAGTCGTCTGCCAGGTTCTCAGCGAAGTCACGCTCTGAGTCCCACTCACCGCTGTAGCTGTCCATGAACTCTTCGTAGCTGGCGTACTCACGTCCTACATTCTCGGCGTAGGCGTTGTACGCGTCGTGGAGGTGCTCATCGTTCTCGAGCTCTTGCGGGATGATCGATCGCAGGTCACTCATCGTGCGTTCCCTTCTGTCATCCATGCGCGCCATGCACATGCACCCACACGCGGACAACTAGCCCGCGTGTGGATACGGTGCACGTAGCTATGACACCTGTTCTGGATCGAACCGCACATTGGCTCGAGCGACCGTGATGGTAACTGTCTCGCCGCGGTCAAAGCTGGCTGTGATGATCTCCGGCAGGTCGAACGAGGCGAGAAGGCTTACTCCCGGGAGCAACGAATCCCATCCGTCGAGCGTGACCGTGATGGAGTCTGCGCCCTCTGGAGCGAAACGGTCAACGATCCCAGAAAACACCGAAGCACCGATCTTGATGTTCACGATATCTCCAGGGTAGAGCGAGCCGATGTCGGGATCGTGTTGCACCCATCCGTGCATGTCGCCAAGTTCACAAGAGTGAAGTAGTTGGTAGTCGTAGGTGAAGCCATGCCCGTAGTCGAGTGTGGTCGTGTGTTTGGTCATCGTGCGTTCCCTTCCATCGTGTGGAGTACATCATTCACGTACCGACTGACGTTGAACGTGTCACGGTCACCATCCGCGTGATTCCGCCCGCAGTCACTGCAACGGTAGAAACCTGGCCGTGGTGCCGGATACTCACTCGGCACCACGGCTGGCGTGTTGCAAGCGTAGGCCTGATCAACCCACGCATCGGTTTCGAGGCTCACGCGTGCCCCTCGTCGCTCAGCACCTCGTCATCGAAGAGGTAGATGGTCATCTCACGGTAAGCCGGCTCAGTCCACACGCGTTCGGTGATGTTGAATGCTGGGGCACCGCCGAGATTGGTCTCTGTGTGGTCCCATGTACCGATGACCACGCCGCTTTCCATGCCGTAGCCGATGTCTCGGCATTGGTACTCGACGATACGGAGGTTGCTGGTCTCAAGTTCTTCCTTCCGCTTCCTTGCTTCGCTGTTCGTCATCGTGTCCCCTTCCGTGTTGCAGTCGCGACAACCGCCCACGTGAGACCGCGGGCGATGTCGATGGTCTGGCTGATGGTCACTTGTCGAGCTCTGAGGCGACGACGTCAAGTACGACGCGGTACGGTCGACCCTCAGGCACGCCGGTTCGGTTGAGCTCTTCTGCTTCCTGCTCCGCGTTCTCACGTCGGTACATCCCGGTCTGAACCGGGAAGCGGTTGCAGTCGACGATCATCCAGCGTTCCATTGTGTGTTCCCTTCGGTTGCGAGCTCGGCCAGCCACGCGTACGCGGTCCCAGTCGGGCTCGGTATGTAGGTGCTCTGTCCGTCCATACCAACATCATCGGCCGTTCGTGCCTAGGCCTTGAGCCCTTATCCCGAGAATCCGTTGATTCTTCGGCGTGGGTATCCATCCACCTTCCTACGCCCAGGAGCTCACACGTCCACGTAGCGTCCACCACGCACGCGTACGCCTACCCACCTATGTACCGTGCACCTACGCGCGTGCATCACCACCACGCACACGCGTACGCGCACACACACGCGTGCACACATGAGCTCGAGCTCACTCACTCATCCACGCGTGCCACCTCGAGCACCCACCCATCACACGCGCCCTACCACGCGTTCCGTCTGACGTCCAGCATCCCGAAGTCCGAAGCCCAATTTGCCCACCCCCCCTCCCCTCCCCCCTGAGG